TCACGTATCGTGGAAGGTGAGGACGGCGGAAAAAACATGTTCATGGAAGGCATTTTCGTTCAAGGTAACGTTAAGAATGCTAACCAAAGGGTATATCCTGTAGCTGAAATTACTAGGGCAGTTGAATCTGTACAATCTAAAATCAGCGAAGGTTTCCCAGTATTAGGTGAATGTGACCATCCGCCAGAATTAACTGTCAATGTAGACAGAGTATCACATATTATTGAGAATATGTGGATGGATGGGCCGAACGGATATGGTAAACTTAAAATTGTTCCTACACCCATGGGTAACATTATCAGAACATTAATCGAATCAGGTGCCACGCTAGGTGTCTCATCTCGTGGTTCAGGTGAAGTTGGTCACGATGGGAATGTGAAGAATTTTGAGATTGTCACTGTAGACATCGTAGCACAACCAAGTGCTCCAGATGCCTACCCGAAGGCAATCTACGAAGGTTTAATGAACATGCGTGGTGGTTACCAAACTTGGCAACTAGCACAGAATGTACAAACAGACAAGGTCGCTCAAAAATACTTGTCAGAACAAATCGTTAAGTTCATTAATGAACTTAAACTATAACAGGAGAAGCAACAATGGCAACAGAAATCCTTGCTAATCTTTTAGAGTCAGGTGCCCTATCCGAAGAGGCTGGCGCACAAATTAAAGAGGCTCTTGAGACAAAACTAAATGAAGCAAGAGAGGAGATTACAGCCGAGTTGCGTGAGGAGTTCGCACAAAAGTTTGAACACGACAAATCAGTGATTGTAGAAGCTATGGATAACATGCTTAATACATCAATTAAAGCTGAAATGGCAGAGTTTAAAACAGACCGTGAACAACTTATCGCAGAACGAGTTGCATATAAGAAAGCAATTTCTGAACATGCAAAACTCCTTGAAAAATTCATTACTTCTCGTTTAGCGACCGAAGTTAAAGAACTACAGGCAGACAGGGCTAAAGTTAACGAAAATCTACAGGAAACTAAGAAATTCGTTGTTAAACAACTAAGCCGTGAACTATCTGAGTTCCATAATGATAAACGTGAATTAGTTAACACTAAAGTACGTTTGGTAGCAGAAGGCAAAAATATTCTTAACAAGACTAAAGAATCGTTTATTAAACGTTCAGCGGAACTTGTTGAAAATACAATTAAGAATTCTTTACGTTCAGAAATGAAAGCGTTAAAAGAAGATATCGTACAAGCTAAAGAAAATGAGTTTGGACGTAAGGTCTTTGAAGCGTTCTCAGGCGAATTTATGGCTTCACAATTAAATGAAGGCACAGAAGTAGCTAAAGTGAACAAGAAACTTAACGAATCTGCTAACAAGGTTGCAGAACTTGAAAAAGTGATAGCTGATAAAGATGCGGACATTGAAGGCGCTAAGAAAACTCAACGTATACTAGAAGACAAGATGAACAGAAAAGAAGTTCTATCTGGTTTACTAGCACCGTTAGGTAAAGAAAAAGCAACAGTAATGTCTGATTTATTAGAGTCAGTAAAAACTTCAAATCTACAAACAGCATTTAAAAAATATCTACCAGCTGTTTTGGATGAGAAAAACGTTTCTACAAAAGAAACAAAAACATTAACAGAAGGCAAAGTGACTGAAAGAACTGGTGACCGTGGGGTAGCAACACACGTAGAACCACAGTCGTCAGGAAGCGATGCCGAAATAATTCAGCTTAAGAAATTGGCTGGATTGAATTAACCAGGATAATATCAGGAGAATAAAAGATGGAAAATCTTTTTGAAGGAAATAACTGGGACGGTACACGTGATGCACTACTAGAAGGTCTAGAAGGCACAAAACGTGATACAATGTCCGCAGTTTTAGAAAACACTAAAGTAGCACTTAATGAAAGTGCAACTGCTGGTGCAACACAGGCTGGTAACATCGCTACTCTTAACAAAGTGATCCTACCAGTTATCCGTCGTGTAATGCCAACAGTAATTGCAAACGAAATCATCGGCGTACAGCCAATGACAGGCCCAGTAGGCCAAATTCACACTCTAAGAGTACGTTACGCAGAAGCAAAAGCTGGCGTGGCGGCAGGTGATGAAGCACTAAGCCCATTTGATATTGCTAACGCATATTCAGGTGACGCGGCAGGGGCTCCGGCTTCTACAGCATCACTAGAAGGTGAAGCAGGATCAAAAATGTCAATTCAAGTTCTAAAGCAAACAGTTGAAGCGAAAACTCGTAAACTGTCTGCACGTTGGACTTTCGAAGCGGCACAAGACGCTAACTCAATGCACGGTTTAGATATCGAAGCTGAAATCATGGCGGCATTAGCAATGGAAATCACTGCTGAAATCGACCAAGAAATTCTAGGTTCACTATCTAACTTAGCATCTACTGGCGCTACATATGACATGTCAGCATCATTCACAGGTACACCAACGTTTATCGGTGACAGACATGCCGTACTTGCGACATTAATCAACCAACAAGCTAACCTAGTAGCACAGCGTACAAGACGTGGCGCGGCTAACTGGGCAGTTATCTCACCATCAGCACTAACAGTTCTACAATCTGCAACTACATCAGCATTTGCACGTACAACTGAAGGTACTTTTGAAGCACCAACTAATACTAAGTTCGTAGGTACTCTAAACAGTACTATGAGAGTATATGTAAACACATATGCATCAAACGATGACGTATTACTAGGCTACAAAGGTCAAGGCGAAATCGATGCGGCGGCGTTCTATTGCCCATACGTACCGTTAATGTCATCAGGCGTTGTGGTAGATCCAAGTTCATTCGAACCAGTAGTGTCATTTATGACTCGTTACGGTTATGTTGAACTAACAAACACTGCATCATCTCTAGGTAATGCGGCAGACTACGTTTCTAAAATCGCAGTCTCAAATCTAGCATTCGTATAATTTTTTATACAAATTAGATTACAAGAAAGCCGGGATTTATTCCCGGCTTTTTTTATGGCTAAAAAACCATGAATTCTGATAAATACAATTAGATAAGAAACCTAATCGTTTGAGAGAGAATTCATATGGCAGAGCAAATTAAATTCGGTGACAGATTATTTCTAAAAGGTGAAAAACTGATTTTAGATTCTGTTGCAAACGCAGTAATTAAACCTAAAAATGGTGTACTAGAAATTGATGGTGATTTACGTGTATTAGGAGCCACAACTACAGTAGATTCAGAAACAGTAAGTGTTGCTGATCCATTTATGCTATTGAATGGAGACTTAACAGGTTCTGCTACCGAAGATGTTGGTATTGAGATTAATAGAGGAACAGATGACAACAAGAAGTTTGGTTGGGACGAAACCTCTGGTAAATTTTCAACGTTCAGTGATGATTTTAAAACAGGCGCTATTGAAGGAACTGATATTGCACTTACGGGTGCATTAGTAGGTGATATAAATTCAGAAAACGGTGATGTAATAATTGATGTAACTGGAAACGGCACAGTAGATATTAACTCGGGTAATATTGATGGCACTGTTATTGGTGCAACTGCACCAGCACAAGCAACATTCACTACTATAACTGGTGATGGTACTGCGATTACAAATGTTCTAACAAATTATGATACAGATGATTTGACTGAAGGTACAAATCTTTATTATACAGATGCAAGAGCAAGAGCGGCTATCAGTATGAATGCTGGTAGTGAATTGACGTATGATCCAGCAACTGGTGTAATATCTTTTTCAGGAAATTATTACCAAGATTCAGATGCTAGACAGGCAATCAGTGTAACAGGTAATGAAATAGGTTATGACAATACAACTGGTGTTATTAGTTATGATGCTCCTACAGACTTTGGTCTATTGACAGACACAACTGTTATTTCAGGAAGCACTGGAGGCTCAACAGGCACTAGTCTACCGACTAATGTTGGTTCTTTTTACAATGATGCAGGGTATGTCACACAGAGTTATCAAGGCTTTGCCGCAGATTGGCAAGCAGATGATGTTACAAATTTGAATGCGGCAAATACGTATACAGAAGGCCGTATAAATGATGTGGTAGATGTTGCACCAAATCAATTAAACACATTAAAAAAGATAGCGGCATCAATAAACAATGATGATGATTACAACGGAACACTGCAAACACAGATAAGCACGTTAGCAGTAGCAAGTAATTTGGCAACAGTGGCTACATCGGGTAGTTATAATAATTTAATAGATAAACCGAATGTCCCTACAGCTATAAGTGATTTACCAAATGATAGCGGTTATTTGACTTCCGGAGATTTACCAACGAACCATATGGTAAATGATGCCAATAATACAGTAGCAGGCTCTATAACACCATTAACTGATGCAACATATAGTTTGGGCAGTCCATCAAAAAGATGGGAATTTGTTCACGGCGAAACGATTGAAGCCACTTATGCCGACCTTGCAGAACGTTACGAAGCTGATGCTATTTACGAACCAGGAACTGTCCTTATATTTGGCGGAGATAAAGAAGTCACTAAGACCGATGTGCCCGCAGATTACAGAGTGGCAGGCGTTGTAAGTACTAATCCAGCTTATAGAATGAATGCAGAAGCAGGCACAGATGATACACACCCTTACATTGCATTGCGTGGTAGAGTACCATGTCAAGTAATTGGACCAGTTAAAAAAGGTGATTTAATGGTAACGTCTAGTGTCAAAGGTCATGCAAAAAGTGTTGCTGGTGTTGATATGGGACGTGCAGTTTTTGCCAAATCCTTAACGACGGAGTCCTCTGAAGGCTCTAAAATTATTGAAGTAGTAATACTTTAATAATTAAATACATACAGTCAAATATCCACTATCTTAGATAAATAAGAGTAGATTACACTTAACCCAATTCAGTGTAGTTTATAATAAATCGATTTTTTATAGACGGGAGAATATAATATGGCGGCATATGCAATACAGTTCCGTCGTGGTACAACGACACAACACTCATCATTTACTGGCCTAGTAGGTGAAGTTACGGTCGATACAGACAAGAAAACTCTTGTAGTACACGATGGCGCAACAACTGGCGGTTACCCACTTATGAGAGAAGGCGGAACGTCTTCTTCTACTACTGGTGCATTTACAAGTAATGTAACAGTTGGCGGTACACTAGCAGTAACAAATACAGCTACATTCTCAGCAGGCGTAAATGTCACAGGTAATTCAGAATACACCGGTGATATCCTACCTGGTACGGATGATACATACGACTTAGGCTCAACAACAAAAAGATGGCGTGACCTTTACTTAGGGCCAGGATCACTATACATCAACAACAAAAAGATTCTAGAAGACGATAGTGGCACTATCACAGTTAAAACGGACGCTAACGAAACGTTGAAACTGATGACTACTGGTACTGGTACTTTGCAAATTGAATCAAGCAACGGAATTCAGTTTACAGGTGAACTTAAGACTTCATCTGGTGATATTCAAGTGGGTGACCACATTGACATGAATTCAAATGTTATCAAAGAAGTTGGAACTCCAACAACTGGAAGTGACGCGGCGAACAAGACTTATGTTGATAATGCAATAAGCACAGGCATTGGTTCAGGTTCAAACGCTGTTTCAGGTACAACTGGTACTTTCTCAAGCAACGTAACAGTTACAGGTAACTTAACAGTTAATGGTACAACAACTACAATCAATACATCACAAATTGACTTAGCAGATAATATTCTACTATTAAATTCAGATGCAACTGGTACAGCATCAATTTCAGGCGGTATCGAAATTGAACGTGGTGATGACCTAAACGTACAACTATTATGGGACGAAACTAACGACCGTTGGTCAATCGGCGCAGAAGATTTTTATTCTTCTGGTGACGTAACAGCGGCAACATTTATTGGTGACGTAACAGGTGACGTAACAGGTGATGTAACAGGTACAGTATCTAGCATTTCAAATCACTCAACAACTAACTTGTCTGAAGGTTCAAATCAGTATTTCACTGATGCAAGAGCAAGAGCGGCAATTTCAGTTTCAGGTGACTTGACATATAATTCATCAACTGGTGTTATCTCAACACAAGGTTTAGCATCAAGCGACACAGATGATTTAGCAGAAGGTACAACTAACCTTTATTATACTAACGCACGTTTTGATACAAGATTAGGCACTAAAGATACAGACGATGTATCTGAAGGTTCAACTAATCTTTATTACACAGACGCACGTTGGGATACAAGATTATCAACTAAGAATACTGATAATTTAGCAGAAGGTTCAACTAATCTGTACTTTACAGATGCGAGAGCAGATGCAAGAGTTGCCGCGGCAACTGGTGCTAACTTAAACTTATCCGCTTCTGATACAGATGATTTGACTGAAGGTACAAATAACAAATACCATACAGATGCTAGAGTGAACACACTATTTGATACAAGACTAGCTATTAAAGATACAGATAGCCTTTCTGAAGGTTCAAATAATCTTTATCATACAGATGCTAGAGTGAACGCACTATTTGATACAAGACTTGGTAATAAATCAACAACTGACGTATCTGAAGGTACAAACTTGTACTATACAGATGCAAGAGTTGATGCTTATATCAATGCAAGTATGGACAGTGATGATGTATCTGAAGGTTCAACTAATCTTTATTACACAGATGCACGTGTAAGTTCTTATCTAACAACTAACTCATACGCAACACAGGCTTACGTAACAGCGGCAGTTCAAGGTGTTGATAACTCAGACGAAATTACTGAGGGATCATCAAACTTGTTCTTCACTGATGAAAGAGCCCAAGATGCGGTAATGGCTAATGTTTCAGCAGGAACAGGTATTGGCATATCATATGATGATGCGGCAGGTACTTTAACTGTTACTAACACACAAACAGAAGTCAATGACTATGTAGATGGTGCTTCATTCTCAAGTGGTACACTAACTTTATCAGTTGGTACACAGTCAGATGTTACAGTATCACTAGATGGTCGTTATGTACAGTTAGGTAACACTTCTAAAAAACACACACATGCTTATGAGACAACTGCACAAGACGAAACAGATAACACTGGTTCATCGCACTCAATCACATGGGCAAATTTAACTTCTGGTAAAATTTCTTTAGGCTCAAACGCCGTAGATTTTGCATCAGAAATAAATGATTCACCATATGCTGTTGTTTATATCAACAGAATTATGGCGAGACCAAATGAAGTAACAATTACTTCAAGTGGACTAACTTTTGCCTCAGACGTTCTTGCAGAAGACGATGAAGTAGAAGTAGTTTACATGGACGAGCAATAAAACTTAACAACGTAGGGGAGTTTATCTCCCCTACAGTTCAATTATGAACATGAGGTCATCTAAAGACCTTTCGATTTAAGGAGACAATGATGGGAAGAAAATTTAGACACAACGGTTCCACGAATACAAAAATTCAACGTGGTAAGCGTTATAAGTATGACAGTACTGGTAACATTGCAGAGATTACAGGCACAGTCGATATGACCACTGATGATATTATCTTCACTGGTACAAAATCAAATTTAAGACGTATTTCAGACCTAGAACGTAACGTATCTATTCTTGCATCGCAAGATAAAGGTGATGGTGGTGCAACAATCGCCAAAACTATGAGTGGTAAAATCAAATTCAAAAATCAAATTGAAGTTGATGGAACTGCTAATTTAGACGGCGGCGCCGATGTTGCAGGTACACTAGATGTACAAGCAGGTCTAACTCTTGGTGCAACTGCACAAGAAGTTGTTCAAGACTTAATCGGTGGTATGGCTAACACAGGTCTATCATACGATGATGCGAACAATCAAATCAATGTTGATACGTCAACAATAGCGACAAAATCTTATGCAGACACGGCGGCAACAGATGCCGCGAATGCAGTAGTGAATGCGGCACCTGGTTCATTAGATACACTAAACGAACTAGCGGCGGCTCTTGGTGATGATGCGAACTTTAGCACAACAATCACTGACTCAATCGCAACAAAAGCCGCACACGCAAGAACTATTACTGCGGGTAACGGTCTTTCAGGCGGTGGTGACTTAAGTGCAGACAGAACAATCGCAATGGACGGTTCATATACTGGTAACTTTACAGTATCGGGTGATATCACTGCTAATGGTGGTGACGTGACAGCAACACGTTTCAACGGTGAAGCAACAACGGCAAAATATGCCGACCTTGCAGAACGTTATGAAGCAGATGCAGAATACGAAGAAGGCACAGTAATGATGTTTGGTGGCGAAAAAGAAGTAACAGCGGCAGAAGGTCACGGTTGTGACAGACTAGCAGGTGTTGTTTCAATGAAACCAGCTTATCTAATGAATGGCGAAGCAGGTGATGATGCGTCACACCCAGCTATCGCACTACAAGGTCGTGTTCCAGTTAAAACTATGGGGTCAGTCAAAAAAGGCGACATCATGGTAGCGGCTGATAACAAAGGTCATGCTACAGCATGGAAAGAAGACCACGATCCTAAAATGACTGCATATATCGGTATCGCTATCAAGGATAAACTTGAAGAAGGCGAAGGTATGGTAGAAGTTAAAGTAGGTAAGTAAGTAACTTAATAATTTTACAATATAGGGAAGGTCGGCATCATAGTCGGCCTTCTTTTTTTTAAGGAGGAGAAAGTTATGAAGAAACTAATGAAGAATAAAAAAGTATGGATTGCAGTAGCAGTTGTAGTAATTGTTGCTTGGTACATGTTTGGCGGTCACGTACCTGCTAATGCAGTATAGCAATTTAATAATATAAAGATACATGAAGGGCGCTACGGCGCCCTTTATTCTTCTCCGCAGAAGAAATTTTTAAGTGTTTGATATAATCCGCCACCCTGAGCATTAGAATGCTCATCCACCCAAACGGGAAACGTTTCGAATAGTCTTTTCCATTGTAGCATTTCATTATACAAGTCTATTATTTTCTTGTAATATTCGCTCTTATTTGCAAATCCAAGTTCTTCTCTTATTTGTATAATTCTTTCTCTACATTCTTGTAAATCTAGCAAATCTTTATCAACTGCTACGATGATATCATTAAATGATTCTTTGTTAGAGAATTTTTCTATTAAAAACTTGTGGTGTTTATTTTTAGGTTTGCCGTCATAAAGAAACATAATCTCTTGTAAATCATAATATAATGCTTTTACTGGATTTATAGTTTCTCTATATCTTTCTGTGACTTCTTTAATTTCAAATCTTACATCATCGGTCGCTAATCTTTCTAATGTTGCTAATGCAATTATATTAATTTTTTGACGATTAGATGTTATTTTCTTTTGTGATGATGTTCTAATCTTTTTTATTACAGCGTCTATTACTATAATAGTATCGTATTCTATATCTTTTTTAATATATTCTATATATTCTGGTGTGGCACTATTAATGATGGCTCGGAGTTCAACCTCAGCATTCCCGGTCTTTAGGTACTCAATACAGTCCCTAATGAACTTTTGTTTTTTAAAATCTATTATGCCTGTTTCCACTCACTTCTCCCATACAGTATTTAATAGAATCTACAAATATTATAGTGACGATATAATGTCTCTAATCACTCTTAATTTATGTTTTTTAAATAATGTTCTACGTGTACCAGGGTGTAGTGGTTTTGGGAAATAATCATGCTCTATCCAAGCATATCCTCCACTCTCATGGTTGAGTGTTGGTATAAATTCTTTCTCTACAATTATCACAAACGAATAATAACTGAAATCTTTGTTTCTTGAATGATATTGGTCTAGAGGATAAATTTTGTTTATATCATCTTTGATATCAAGTCCAAGTTCTTCACATACTTCTCTTAGTAACGCTTGTGCAATATTTTCGTTTTCTTCAACTTTGCCACCCCAAAATCCCCAATTTCGTGGATGTGAACCTGATTTGTCTCTTTGTTGAAGAATAATTCTTTTTGTGTCTTTAGCAATTATACATGCGCCCGCGGCTTTTAACATTTTTTACAACTTTCCTATTGTAGTAACTCTAGTCGCCAATATCCACCATCATAAATTCCTTGGAATGTGTCATTCCATGTTCCATCTTCAAACTTAAACTGTTGTCCAGTTTTTGCATTTGTTACATATGCACGTAAAGTATATGTTTTGGAATCAAAAGATTTAATCCAGCCACTGCCGTTATACTCAATTATATCATTTTCATTTATATCTATTCCCCATATGCTTTGAGAATTAGCATCAGTCAATGAAAGATACCTTTGACCTAGTGCAGGATTTGGAAAGTTATTAAATCCAGGCTTAACATTGCCTGCATCTATGACCCTATCTACTGCGCCAATTGTATTAGTTGGCAATGTTGCAGTATCTACAGCGAATTCAATTATTTCAGGATTTGGTGTTGAAGATATTGTACCGATAATATCAGACCCATCATCTTCAAGATTTCCATGAAATTTAAGTCTTAATCTTGATATCCCATCATCTAAATTTCCATAATTTTTGAAAACATCTTCCCACTTTATGCCATCGGCATAATTGCCGTTTGCTAGAGGCTGTGCGACATACTGACCATTATTTTCAGTAATTTGTAATGCATAATTTTCGGGTGTTACTACCACACTTGCTTCTTTTTGTAAATCTCTAAAGAATTCAAATGCATCAGGATCATAATCTAATGTATCTAAATCTGAGTATGTGTATAAGTTGTGTATAATGTTTCTTATAACATTTTGTCTTGTTACTTGTGCTGGAGGATTAATCCAAATAGGTATTTGAAAGAACATAGTAGCAATATCGATTTGGTCTTCAATGCCTGCAGGAATACCTCTACTTGACCACTGAATATCAGTTAGTTCTACAGTAGTAATTGTAGTCCAATCAACAGGGTTGTCATTGTGTTGTATCTCTAACGCTGGATTGAATAACACTAATATTTGTTCCATTAGTTGTAATTTTTGGTCTGTATTACTAGTCCAAACATCAACTTGCATGTTTAGTAGATAAGGAACTGGCATAAGTCTTTTAACATTATACCTATTGCCTTCTGCATTTGTGTACTTTTGTGTGTTCTCATCAAACTTACGTTCTGTGACTGCTACAGCATCATTGAAGAATGGTTCTTGTACTCTTGACCTATCTGGTTGTAAACTTTGTATCCAACAACTAATAAATGGAGCTGAATTGATAATATTTTCACTATTACCTTTCATAATAGTAGCCGCCATTCGAGATACGTCACCATATCTTGCTGGTGTTCTTATATAATAATCAGTTACACCGTCGTTCATTTTCTTACCAGTTTTTACTGTGAACCCACTGAATATCCTAATAAACTGTAGAATATATCGTCTTATTTGTTCATCGTAAAAATGTGTTTGCTTTACTGTCGCCATATTAATCTACCTTTGGTTTAACTGCTTTTGACAAATTAACCTTTCCTGCAACAACTGTGCCGTCTTCTAGTTTGACTACGCCATCGTTATTGATAAATTTATGATGCAAGTGATTACCAACTTCCCAACCACCGTCACTGTCTTCTATCTTGTACCATTTATTAACACGGTATTGAAACAGTCTATTTGGAGAATAATCAGTTCTTAAGAAATAAGTATTCTCTGCTGGTTCATTTGGAAAACTCTTACCATTTGCAACAGTTGCCATATCTAAATCTTCTGGATGTTCGCCACCCTTTACATACTGTAAACTGTTTGTTCTATAATCCCAATACTTTCCTGGAACATTTTCTTGGGCTTCTTCTACAATGGCATCATTGACTTGTAATTCTTTATTGTATGTAGACAGAAGATTTTTCAAATCATCTGCTTCTTCGCCTGTTCCAAGTATATCTGAGTATTCTTGTGTATCTTGTAATTGTTTACAACGGAAACGCCATATGTGAGGCCACCAACCTGGATCAAATCCTTCTGCGGCTTTTGATGCATCTTGTACGACCCAATATTGATTTACTGCCGAAGCCTCTTCATCAAGTAATAGGTCTTCTCTCATATGTGGAAGTTCAATGACATCTCCTGTCATTATTTTTCTTCCTAATTTTTCTACCATATCATTTATATGACAAGTAAAGATAATCTGGTCATTGCCTAGGAACATACCAAACTGAGATAAGTCCATATCTTGGTCTGTAACTGTATATACGCCACGTAGGTCATAGATGTTATCATCATATTTTCTGTCACGGTTCTCCATGAATAGCAAATCTTGTATTGCTGGTTTGGTAGGGTCATAGTCAGGATCAGTTGTGTCTTGTGAACCTAAATATTTGTGAACAAGTAGTGAGGTACCGCCGTGGTCGAAGTGCCCCTTCACCATCTTATCGATGAATTTGTAATCATTTCCCTTACGAGGATTCCATAAACTTAATCTTGGCATATTTTTTTTCCTTGACTTCTATACGTATTTATCATATAATAAGGAATATATGTAGGAGCATAACACATGGATGACCGATTAACTAGTGCAGGATATATTATTGCACGTGATTATTTACCTAGAATTGCAATAGAACAATTTAGATTATGGGCAATGAACCCTGATAATGCACACAGAGGCAATGGATCAGACGGTATTTACTATAATGAACATGACGGAAAACGTACATATGATGTTTGGTGGACAAAAGCACCTCCTAGAGAAATGTGGTTACCAGTTGTTGTACCATTAAACAAGTATATTGATACGTTATTTGGATCCAAGGAGTGGAATATACATGCGGTTGACTGTATTACCACTGCACCTAAATCAAGTAAAATCTATGCACACATAGATACGCCTTATCGATTTGAAAAATATGCCAAAGTAGATGCTACATTGGGTGTACAAATAATTATACCTCTTAATGATTTCACTTTAGAGAATGGCGGCACTGCGTATCTTCCTGGTTCGCATTTGGAAAAGATATATTATAAAGATATTCAGGACAACCAAGAGCATTACAATGATAGATTAGTTAATGAAGGTCACCAATTTTTAGCAAAAGCAGGTGATGTGCTAATGTATGATGGTAGAACATTGCATAGTACAATGCCTAATAAATCTAATTTATATAGAAGTGCATTGCTTATAAACGCACTACGCAATGATGTACTTGAGGATGCTAATTTGTTAGATAATAACACGGATAGACTTAAAACTTGACAAAAAACACTATTTGTAGTTAAATAGAAACTGAGATTAAATGATTCGAATTATCACGGAGCGAAAATTAAATGGCATTGGCGAAAAAGAAAAAAGCAATAAAGAGAGCCCCATCCAAACGAGGAGCAAAACTAGAATCACCGAAATGGGATGGTTGGGAAACTTTGTCCGGAGCAGAATATCATCGTAAGAAAGAACATGCCCGTAGTTTCTACTATGAAAATTATCAACCAAAAGATTTATATGCATACATATTTTCATGGATGGGAAAGAACGGATATACAAACGAAGAAATAAAGTTAGCAAAGATCCCACCAGAATCGTCATTGAGTGTAACATGTGCAATATGTTCAAGGTTACTACTGGATGGTATGCCTGACTTTAATCAAAAGGAAGATGATTACTGGCAAACTCTTCCGGGCACTGGCGGACACATAACTCCAATTAGTGAATTTATTCGCAAACAAGTTACTACTGCAATCGCACGTGGAAAAGAAATGCGTGAGGCAAAAGAAGAAGTAGAAAAAGAAGAACAAAAGAAAAATAAATATCGTCCTTCTATACAAGAACTTCTACGTTTAAAAGCATTGTCTATGACAGATGAATTAGAAGACTTTATTGATGAATTTGATATGGATACAAACTCATTGAAAAATTTCAAGCCTATTAATATTTTGCGTAAGCAGGAAGCAAAAGCCAATCACGCTAAAGTTATTAGGGAGTTGTACGTTGCAAATTTTAATGAGTATGATGAACTAATTAATCCTCCTAAGACAAAAGGAATGTCTGAAAAGGAACTTGATTGGCACGAACAACTTATTGAAGGCTATTCTCATTTAGAAAAGTCTGAAATTAAAGCAATGTACGAAATGTATAAGAGTATTGTACAGGCTTGTGATATGGTAATTGCTAATGCAAAATTTGACCGAAAGCCTCGTAAAAAGAAACCTGTTAGTTCTGAAAAACTTGTATCTAAAATGAAGTTTATGAAAGAACATGTTGATACTGGATTAGTTAGTATTAATCCTATTGAGATAGTTGGGAGTAATATACTAGTTCTTTATAATACAAAATCACGTAAGCTAGGTATATATCATACGAGTAATGTAGATCCAATGAACCAAAAACGTGAAGGAAGCGGCCTTAGTGTTAAAGGTACTACCATGATACGATTTAACGAGGAAACTAGTGTACAGAAGACCCTACGTAAGCCTCAAGAGCAATTAAAGATATTTAAAGATATCAATAAACGTTCTCTTAACAAGCAATTTGAAGCAATTAAGAGTGTCCCTACAAAGATGAATGGCAGAATTAATGAACATACCCTGCTTCTCAAGGTATTTTGATAAATAGTATGTAGATGCTGACGAGCATACTAAATTAACATTACTAATTTATATCCCGGGAGAGATAGATATGGCAAACAACAAAAAACGATATTACTTCGCGGAAGTAACTGTACCCGATGCGGTTATTACTGCTCAAGGTGGCGCAGAAGTAGATGGTGGCAAAATGATTAAGAACTTACTTGATGAATATATTGCCGCAGATGGTACAAAATATGCCAAAGCATTAAGAGATTTTATTTTTGAAAATACTAGATTATATGGTTGGCACCCAGAAGACGCTAATAAATTTGCATACGGTCTGACATTTATTAATTCAAGACACTACGATAACTATCAGGCGTATACAACTCCTTTTAGACAATGGATGGAAGATACACATAATGTATCATATACATATGAAGTTAAAACTGATGTACCTTATGAAATTGCAGATTCAGGAGTTTCAGGTGCAGGTGAACCAGTTAAGGATGAAGACGGGTTCAATCATACATATGCAGAAGCTACAAGGAATGAAATATTAGAAAATATCCCAACAGACCGAGGTTATTCTACATAATATTATACAAATTGTAAATAAAAGAGCCCATTCGTTAATGGGCTTTTTTTATATCTCCAGTAAATGATAAATACTGTATATAGTTGGAGTATAGTCAATGGCTAAGAACACAAAAGTTAGAAACGATGTAATTAAGGAAGTACGATTATTGCTAGGTGACGGCATGGTCGATATCGAACTTGATCCTGACCACTATGATTTAGCAGTAGATGTTGCTTTATCAAAAATAAGACAACGTTCTGAAAATGCAGTAGAAGAAGATTTCTATGCTATGGAATTGAAAAAAGATGTAGACGAATACACGTTGCCGGCAGAAATTGTTGAAGTTAAGAAGATACATCATCGTTCATTTGGTCACGGTATATCGGGCGGTGTAGATATGGATCCGTTTGAACTAGCATATGCCAACTCTTATTTTTTCTTAAACAATCATATAGGTGGGCTTGCTACGTTTGAAGCATTTGCTCAATATCGTGAATCTTTAAATAGAGTTGCCGCAACTGATATTCAATATATTTGGAATCCAACAACTAATAAAATAAAACTATTACGTAGAATGAGAGCCGACGAAATGGTTCTTATGCATGTCCATTTAGAAAGACCAGAAGAACAACTTCTAGTAGACCCATATCTTAAATCTTGGATGAGAGATTATACATTAGCATATTGTAAAAAAATGTTAGGCGAAGCACGAAGTAAATTTTCTTCATTACCTGGCGCCCAAGGTGGAGTATCACTTAATGGTGCAGAAATGAAAAATGAGGCAGATGTTTTAATTGACAAGTTGGAACAAGACCTATCAACTTACATAGATGGTTCTTCTCCACTTGGATTTGTAATTGGATAATATACCCAAAACTGCTTGTTCCTTACTGTGGTCTCATGCGAGATTAAAGGTAGATGGTACTGTATTGCCTTGTTGCTTTGTAGAAGAAAGCAATATCCCAAACATAGACGAAGCCCCAAAATTAAAAGATGGGTTGCATAACGCATTTAATTCTAAATTCTTCAATGATATAAGAAGTAAAATGTTGAAAGGTGAAAAACTTTCAATGTGCGACAAGTGTTGGCGTGCAGAAGATAATAATACACAATCATTCAGGCAACAATTTAATCAGTACGATAAATTCATAGGACAAGAGCCAAAGATAAGATATATAGAGACTGCGTTATCGACACATTGTAATTTATCTTGTAGAATGTGCAATGATACTTTTAGTAGTAAATGGAAATTAATAAAAAATCCAGGTATGTCGGTTGATGTATCTGTAGATTCATTTGATTTAGAACATTATAATACTGACTTGTCTAAACTAGATTTTGTTAAATTTATTGGCGGCGAACCATTATTGGATAAGAAGCATTCAAACTTTTTAAATCAAATCATAAACAAATCAGATGCTCCTAGTAACGTAAGATTGTTTTATAACACTAATGGTACAATAATACCAAAGCAGGAAATATTTGATGCTTGGTCTAAAATAAAAGAAGTAGAAGTAGTCTTTAGCATTGATGCAATAGGTGAAGCAAACGAAGTGCTTAGACCACCGCACACCTGGGATACTATTCAGAGCGCCATAAATCACTTTACAGAGCATAAATCAGATAATATGACGTTAGGTATGCATACTGTGATAAACGTCTTTAACATACACCTATTAAAGGATATAGTAGAGTTTTCATACAGTCATTTTGGAAAGATGCCTGATGTTGATATGTTGGACTACCCGGATCATATGTCATTAAAAAATTTAGAAAGTAGTTTAAAGATTAAACTATCTAATGTACTTAAACATGCATTTGATGGACAAGAAGAATTACAATTATTAATAGAATTTATAAATCAACCAACTACACATTCATACACTCTCGACCAAATTATAGATAAAGAAAAAGAAAATGATATCTTAGTAAATACTAAGATAGATAAGATAGGATTAAGAGAAGTATGGAATTCATTTTAAAAGCTATAATATCTGGTATAATTGTTGCATCAGTAAGTATGATGGCTAATCGTAGCGTTACTATGGCGGCTTTATTGATGGGCATACCATTCACTGCATTTCTGGCAATGATTTTTATGTGGTTCGGAGGCGTTGATACTGCAACGTTTTCAAAATTTTCTATACAAACTATATATTTTGTCTTGACAAGTCTCTCGTTTTTTGTTATATTTGGGTTACTGGTTCAAACTTATGGCTTTTGGTTTTCAGCATCAATAGGCGCAATAGTTACCATAATACTGTATAACATAATACTGAGGATTATATGAAGAAAATAATAGGCATTTGTGGGTTAATAGGACATGGAAAAGATACAGTAGCAGGTAATTTAATTGAACAAGGGTTTCAACGTATTAGTTTTGCAGGTGTGCTAAAAGATGCATGTGCAAATATATTTGGTTGGGATAGAATTCTATTAGAAGGCAATACACCAGAGAGTAGAGTATTCAGAGAACAAGTAGATGAATGGTGGGCAAAAAGATTAGGTATTCCTAACTTTACACCTAGATGGGCTTTACAACATGTAGGCACTGATGTATTCAGAACACATTTTCACCCAGATATTTGGGTAGCGGCTTGTGAAAGACAAGTCGAATTGACAGATAAAAATGTAGTCATTTCTGATTGCAGATTTTATAATGAGTTAGATGTAATTAAACGTTTAGGCGGTAAAACTACAGTAGTATGGCGTAAAGAAAAACCCCAATGGTGGGATTACGCTGTTAGGTCTAACACAAAAAATCAAATAGATTTAATGACTAGATATCCAGATGTACATAAAAGTGAGTATAGTTGGGCAGGCTGGGACTTTGACATAGAGTTTGACAACTCAAAAGACTTGGAACATCTATATAGCCAAGTTTCAGATGTATTGTCTACGTAGTTAATTCAAAAACACCCACTTTTTTGCATTTTTCGATAAATACTTGTAGCAATAAAAGAATTTTGCTATAAAGCAATTTATATAATTAAGTATAATTAAGGAGAAACAGAATGCCTACATTAGTATCACCGGGCGTGTCAGTTGTTGTTAGTGATGAGTCGCAATATGCGGCCGCTACACAAGGTACACTTCCACTACTAGTCGTTGCTACGGCAACAAACAAAACAGACGCATCTGGTTCAGCAATCGCATCTGGAACACTACAGGCTAACGCCGGTGTTGCATATCTGGTTTCTTCACAACGAGAATTAGTTGAAACTTTCGGCGAACCAGTGTTCTACGAAGTTGGTGGTTCAGTTGTGCAAGGATCAGAGACAAGTGAATATGGCCTATTAGCGGCGTATCAATACTTAGGAGTTTCAAATAACGCCTATGTAATACGTGCGGACGTAGACATGTCACAACTAGAAGCGACTTCAACAGAACCAGCTGGCGCAATAACAAACGGAACATATTGGCATGACACAGCATCATCTGATTTCGGTATTTTTCAATACGACGGTACAACATGGAATTCAGTTGCACCAAAAATATTGACAGATGCACCTGGAACAGGTAATGTTGAGGCTATCAATGCAGACGGTTTTGCGGCACCATCAAATACTTTTGGTTCAGCAGGCGACATCGCAGTAGTTACGTCAACAGTTAAAATTACAATTTGGGAAAAAGTCGGCGTATCTTGGGTAGTTGCAGGCGATGTAGGCGGATCAGATTTTCAATGGTCCCTATTTGCTCCAACACACCAGTCAGATAACGTAACGCCAGTTGCAAATGGTAATATTTATATTAGAAAAACAAAACAAGGCGGAGGTATGGATTTATCTGCGGCTGTTTACAGTTCAACATCTGGTCTATGGACTACAGTTCAAGCACCATTATATACATCAGATGATATAGCAGGCACAACATTAATTGATGCAGGCGATATATATGCACGACATAACGATACAAAAGGTTTTGTCGAGTTACGTAGAAATACAGGTAAAACTGCGACAACAATTACATCTGGAGCAATTCCAGATACAGCATCAATCACTGCAAACTTCACAGTAGAAGGAACGCAATTCAATGAAACAGCAACAACATTAGACGCACTTGTAATTAAAATGCAAAATAGTGCGGCTTTGAATACAGCTAATGTTTCAGTTGAAAAAGTAGGTGCAGACAAAGTTAGATGGACCAAATCAGACGGATTAGAATTAAATATTGTATTCACTTCTGGCTTCGGTGCTATGGGCTTTACAGAATCAACTTTAGTAGATTCAGCTTGGTCTGATTTATCATACGAAGCATCAAACTCAACACCAAAAGGCGCAGTAGCAGAAGGCACTTTATGGTTTGACGCAGACCTAAAAATAGAGATTCTTAAAAACGCATATGTCGGTGGTGTTCAGAAATGGCAACAACATGCATGGTCCGAAGACACTAACGGTGTTATGGGCAATGAATTACAACTACGTTCAGGCATGCCAACAAAACGTAAAGATGGTACAACAAATCTTTACACTGGTGATGTATGGGTTGATAGTGATGCTATGCCTTATCCACATATCTATCGTTGGAGTGGATCAGAATGGGTCAAGCTAGACAATGCTGACCAATCATCTAGCAATGGTGTGATATTCTCACATTATTCAGACCTCCCTCCACGTGATGAAGACGGCAACGTAATGTCTCGTACAGTACATGCTAAGACTACTAATCCAGAATTAGCACCAGAAGGTATGTACATGGTAAACATGGATTACTCTACTTACAATGTTAAAAGATATACTAACGGTAAGTGGGAATGGGCATCAGGTATTAACCTAGATGGTTCAGGCAAATTCGGTAAACCAGCACAACGTCATATGGTTGTAGAAGCTATGCAGGCGGCAGTTGCAGGTAACGATGGTATTCGTTCAGAAGGCGTTTACTTTAACTTGATTGCATCTCCTGGATACCCAGAGTTAATGGACGAAATGATTGCTCTAAACAAAGATAAGAAAGAAGTTGCTTTCGTTATTGGTGATACACCAATGGACTTGAAATCAGATTCTACATCTTTGAAAACATGGGCAACAGACAATGTTCCAGCAGAATCGTATGCGGCAGTTTATTACCCACATGGTCTTTCAACAGACTTATCAGGTAATGATGTTGTTATTCCATCATCAGCAATCGCACTACGTACTATTGCATTCTCAGACCAAGTATCATTCCCATGGTTTGCTCCAGCGGGCTTGACACGTGGTGTTGTAACGAATGCAAGTAAAGTAGGTTATGTAAACGATGAAAACGAATTTGCACAAGTTCGTTTAAGCAATGGGCAACGTGACGTACTATACACTTCACGTGTTAATCCAATCGCAGACCTTCCAAACCAAGGTCTAGTAGTTTATGGGCAGAAAACAACACAGGCATTTGCATCAGCACTTGACCGTGTTAACGTTGCAAGACTTATTAACTACATGCGTTTTCAATTGGATCAACTTTCACGTGGTTTCTTATTCGAACAGAATGATAAAATCACACGTGATAACATGCGTGATGCAGTAGAACGTTTCTGTGGTGAATTAGTTACTAATAGAGGTTTATATGACTTCTTAGTAGTATGTGATGAATCAAACAATACACCGGCTCGTATCGATAAGAATGAGTTATGGGTAGATGTTGCAATTCAACCAGTGAAAGCTGTAGAATTCATCTATATCCCACTACGTATCAGAAATACAGGCGAATCTCTAGCATAAGCTGAGATAAACCAATAAAAATCATGAAAACCCGGCAGTTATGTCGGGTTTTTATTAACTACAACTTTAATTATATTCATATTAGATAAATACTCTTATATAAAGTAAAGTTTCGAAACTTTTTAGGAGACAAAAACATGGCAAGAACATTAAATACTTTCGGTGTACCTACAGACAGTGGCGATGGCGTAACTGGCTCAGGTATTCTACAGCCTAAATTAAACTATCGTTTCCGTGTTCAAGTAGCAGGCTTCGGTGGTGTAACTACGAATACAACCGAATTCACAAGACAGGTTATGAACGTAACTCGTCCAAAGATTACACACGAATCAATTCCTGTAGATTCATATAACTCTCGTATGTACATGATGGGTAAACACACATGGGAACCTATCACAATTACTCTACGTGATGATATTGCAAACAATTTAACTAAACTAGTAGGTAGACAAGTACAGTCACAGTTGAACCACAGAAATCAATCTGGTCCAGCGGCAGGTACTAACTACAAGTTTTCTACATTAATTGAAATACTTGACGGTAACTCAGGCAATCCAAACGAACAATGGCAACTAGAAGGTTGTTTTGTTCAGAATGCAGATTATTCTCAGTCAGATTACTCAGTTTCAGATCCAGTAACTATCGCACTTACATTACAGTACGATAATGCTGTGTTCACTGATACTGAAATTATGCCTGATACGACATTTACAAATAATTCAAGCATTCTTGGTTAATCTTGAGGTAGGCTATTATGGCTACAGATAGACAAGGCGGTAAAAATAAACCAGGCAATATTGTAGTCCAGGATAGCAGTAACGCCAGAAAAAGATTTGGGTTCGACGGTGTCGGACCCATTACATCCGCTCCAAAATTGGGAGACATGTGGTATGTTGAATTCCACCAAGTCAACCGAGGAGTAGGACAGACACTTCCAAACAACAAATTCGTAAAATCAGTAGGTGGGATTAACATTTCTACTTCTACTGTACCAATAGATAGGTACGGTAAAAGAGTACATATTCCCACACGTGTAGATTTTGGTGAAGTGGCAATTAGCATGTATGATACTATCAATGGTGATGGTTTTCATTTAATGAATAATATCTATAATAGATTTTTTAAGAATGGCGCTATACCAACTGATAGTGCAAATATAGAAAATAGTATTAAAGATATTAATCAAGGTAGAAAATTTCCAGATAGTGGAAAAGCATATCATCAGAACTTTGAAAAAGTTGTTATATTTCATTTTTTCGGAAACCTAGACAGAGAGACTGGCGGAACTGGTAAAATACAAAAGATTACGTTAGTCAATCCAATTGTAACATCTATTAATTTTTCAGCAAGTGACTATGCAGATAGTAACTTAAAAATGATTGATTTTAATTTGCAACCAGAAAATATCACATTCGAAACAGTTGCAGATGAGATAACATTCCCTACATGGATGACAGACGGTCAGCCATATATATTAGAGTCTTTATTTTCTCAATCAGGCACAAGTGATATTTTACAACATGACCAATGGAATGATAAACTTAATGATTTATTAACACAAATGAAAAAAGATCCAAGTGATGTAAATAGTGCAACAAACCCAGCACCTGATGACACACCTTGGAAGATTAATACAAATCAACTTGCTAATCAAACAGCAGAACAAGCCGCACTAATTAATAAACAAAAATTAGACGAATTAACAAGATTAAATAATGCAGTAGAGCAATCTAAGTCTGTTAACATGAATGAATTCAATGGTCAGGATATTGATCCAGTACAATTTTCAAATGTTCTACAAGCACAGAATGATATTGCACAAGCAAAATTCGAAGAAGCAAAATCAAGACACCAGTTTGTTGAAGCAGTTTCAACAGAAGCTAGATTTAGCGACCCATTTACTCCAGAAACAAAATATCCACAAGTAGCAGATTTTGCCAATATTGGCAATACATATGATGGTGGTACCGGATCATACGGCTCAAGCAATTTCGGTGGAGCAATAAAAAATGAATTAGTAAATGCGTTTTTTAACGGAAGAAGTATTAATTGGGGCAATATTAAAAACTCAGCGGCTCAAGGAATAATAGGAAACTCTGGTATAGGCTCTTTACAGAATCTAAGTAAAACTAGTCAGAGTAAATATGGGATATTGGGCGATTTAGTTAGAGACGGTATTAATAATTCAAGTAGGACCAGCGGCGGACAAGTCCAAACAACCACAGTTCCTTCTAATAATATTAATGCTACAACTACTGCTCTTAATAATTCACAATCTTCTATAAATGTATTGAAGAATTTAACGAGAGGTCAGTAAGATGGCATTTGACATAGATGTACTAAAAGCAAAATTCCGAAAGAAAGGCTTCACAGAAGCCAAGGCAGATTCGTTTGCTAGAGAAATAACTAACGTAGCTAGAAGTTATGGAGTTAGTCCTTATGCACTAGTTGATGAAATTGGCCCTAACTTTGACTTAAATGATTTAGGCGCATTCGTAATTAATAGTTCTTTGAGATTTGGGTACCAGACTGGTAAAATAAAACCATCTAAACCTAACACACTGGTTCAAAGAGCAATTATTAAATGAAGCAAAAGTATCATCAAGGAAAATATACAATAAGAAACCCACAGAAATATTCTGGTAAGGGAGAACCTACCTTTAGAAGCAGTTGGGAGCAAACTTTTATGAATTTCTGTGATGATAATCCAAGTGTTGTTGCGTGGGCAAGTGAACCTTGCAAAATAACCTATCAAAATCCAATGACTGGAAAAGTTACTGGGTATGTTCCTGACTTTATTATCGTATATATGGATAAAAAAGGAAATAAGAATGCAGAGTTAGTCGAAATTAAACCTGCAACACAATCTAACCCAGAATTAGCAAGAAGAAAAACAGATAAATCGGCAGTTGTAGTTAATTTTGCTAAATGGGATGCCGCAACTCAATGGGCAAAGAAACGAGGCATGCGTTTTCGTGTTTTGAATGAAGGTGATATATATCAAAATACTAAAAAACCAAAACCAGTAAAGGCTAAAGTTAAAAAACCTAAACCTATTAAAAGAAAAAAGTAATAGTTAAAATAGATTGATAAATACTATTAACTACTGATATAATAGGAGCAACAAATGACAAAGAAATTAGAAGAAACATTTAATATCTCTAGTAGTGATGAAATTGAAAAAATTATCGCAAATGAAGATGATATTGATGAAGGTGTGCCTACTATAGAAGAATCTACTGAAATATCCAAAATAATTAATACTGAAATGAAGAATGCAGAGAAAATTGATGCTTCTTTGCCTATGGTATCAGATTTAAATGAACACGATAGAGAAATGGATGATATTCATGGCAAGGCTATGCAGACATTTGAAGATTTATTGCAATTAGGCATGAATGTGGAAGTACACGCTGGTGCAAAGATATTAGAAACTGCAAATCAGCTATTAAAAACAGCAAAAGAGGCTAAAGATAGCAAAGTAGACAGAAAATTAAAAATGATTAATTTGCAATTACAAAAAGCAAAGCTAGACCATCAGAAAGATAGAGATTTACTTAAAGATGATGACGAAATTGAAGCTGAAGGCTCTTTAAATATGGATAGAAACGAATTATTAAAAAGAATTGCTTCTGCACAAGCAGTTGCCGATGAAGCAACCGGTAAAAAATCAGAAAAAAATAACAAAAATGATAAATAAGAGTAGTACGTTGGAGAGCAACATGAAAAAATTTAAAGAATTTTTAATAGAGTCAGAAAAAGAACATAAACACACATTGCGTTTTTGCTGTGAGTTAGATGCGAATGCAGAAGATAGAATTGAAAAGTTTCTAGGCAAATATGACCTTAGAAGCATATCAAAAACATCTACTACTCCAATCGCAAAGAACCCAATGTTTTTTAAAGAAGTAGAAAATTCAGAAGTATCTAA